CAGCCAGCATCGCCGCCATCTGCGCCCGCAACTCACGCTCGATCCGCGCCGCCACCGAGCCAAGCTCGGCGGCCAGCGCGTCACGCGGCGAAGCGGTGATCTGCGTCATACGCAGCGCGGAACGCAGCGAGTTGGCTGGCGGTATCGTTGCCGGCATCGGCACTCCCGTCGTCGGGATTTGGTGTATCGGCTGGCGGCGGCGGATCGGGCGCCGGTTTCGGCGGCTGCATGTCGCTGCCGTAGCTGAGCGGCACAACCTGTTGCTGCACTCTCGGTTCGGCTCCGTGCCCGCCCGGAACGGCAGGCAAGTCCTCCTGCGCCCGCGCCTCGTCCGGGCTGTAAATGCCCGAGATGACACCGCGCGCCAGCGCCTCGATGCGCTCGCGGTAAGCGCTGCGTAAGAGCGCCTTGGTGTCAAATTCGAGATATTCGTCGGGTACGCCCTTGAGCCCATACAAGAGCCCGAACGCTTCCTCGACATGGTTCAGCCAGAACCCCAGGCCCTTGGCGATCCAATCCTGCATGTGCAGCTCGGCCGAGGCGTATGTCGTCTGGCCGATGCCCAGGATCGGCAGCGGTATCCGCATGCAGAGCGCCACCTGTTCGTCGGTCAGCTTCAGCATCTCGGCGAGTTGGCCGTCGACCGCGTTGGTTTCGATCAGATGCGCCTTCAGCCCGTGCGTCGCCAATGGCGTGTTGCCGGCATTCTCGCCGCTGGTCTTATCGCGCCAGCGCTGCGACAGCAATTCGGCCTGCTCCTGCGTCATCACTTGATCGGTTTCGAGGATAAAGCTCGGCCGCGCCCGGTTGAGGTAGAAGGCGATCTGCTGGTTCAGCACCGCGTCCTGCATCGCCAGGTCGAGCGCCGCGGCCAGGATCGGGCTTTCGCCACGCAGCGCGTGCCGCGGCGTCTGAAGCCGCACATGTAGCACGTCGCGCGCCGGCACATCCTCAAGGCGACCGAACCGCGTCTCGACCACCTCATTGCCCCAAAGCGAATAGAAGACGCTGCCATCCTCGGCAATCTTCGCCGCCTGGCCCTCGCGCATCAGATGAAGCTGGTCGATCTCGCCGCGGTTGTTACGCAAGCCCAACGCAAAAGACTCGCCACGCTCGTATGCCCGGCGGGTCAGGTTCAGCATGAAGTCAGAGATCGATTGATAGTCGTTCGGGCGCCGCATGACACGCGAGAGCGCGCTGTTCGTCACCCGCTCGCGGCCGCCGTTGGGCAGAGAGCGCCAATGATCTGGCGCGCACATCGCCGACGTTTGCGCATAGCTCGAAATGCAAGCTTCGACCATCGCCGAGCGGGTGCCGTAGGGCTGCAGGTTGAAGCCGCTCTGCCACCAGTTGACGTAGCGACCCGCCGAGGCCGACAGCCACCCGCCAGAAAGCATGTAGGGTCCGGGCCGGTACTGCCCTTCGACAGCCCGGCCCGCCCACGGTAGTATTCGTGTGAGCCAGTTCACGGCGTACCCCAGAACGACTGCTGGTTCTGTTGCAGCCCGGTGCGCTCTGCCGGGGTCAGCGCGTAGTTGTCCCAGACAATCCCCTCGGTTGTCTGACAAACCGTAGGTGGGGTGGTGGCCATTATGATGATATACCCGCCCGGCGCGCCGGACAGCGTCGGGCCTACCGTTTCCGTTGCGTCGATCCGGCCTGTGGCAGGCCCGCCAGTTGGCGTAATCGCCATCCCGGCGTGCCAGACATTATCGGTTGCCGGCATCTGGTACGAGGCAGTGGTGAAATCGGTTGCCAACCAGTTGTTTGCTATATCCGCTGCGATAACATTTAAACCCTTTTGTATAAAGTAACATGGGTCCGTGCCGCTCACTCGCTTGCCGACGACGCTGACGCCGGACCTCGCCACAAAACTAGCAACCGGGCCGTTGAGTACCCGCTGACCGCTCGTCGACGATTGCGCGCAGGGCAGCGAGCCGATGCAGTTTTGAACTAAAAGCGGGGGATTACCGTCATGCCATGCGTCCCGCGCATTACCTGATTGGTCGTACCACGCATAAAGATAGCAGGTTGTGGCAGCGCAAAAGGTGCTTATCGCTGCGGTGTCGACCGGCGCGCCCGTGAAGGATGTGAAACTCAGGAAGTTGATATCTCTCTCGGTGCTATCGCTAGTTCTAAAGATGTGGATCGCCGGGCCGGCATAGGTGCTTTTCAGCTTACGCATGCTGTAGGCCGCCGCCGGGGTGGTGAGGGTGTCCAACGGGGGCGGGGGCGCTGTCGGCACAATCCGGTGGCCGCGATATGGCGCATGCATGCGGGCATCCGCTGCGGGCGCCGCCAGCAATCCAGCAAGCAGAAGCAACAATAGCCGCATGGTCAGAGACCCGTGCCCGGCGTCACATACAATGTCGCCGTCCCGGTTGCGGTGATGCCGGCCATGTGCGTGGCATTGCACCCGAGCACCTCGACGCTGCCGGGCGCGATTGGCAGCGACGCAGCGGTGGTTGCCACCACAGTGACGGTGCCGCACTCGATGAAAACCGCCGTTGCACCGGCGTTGTAGAGCCGCACATTCTGGGTGCCGCCCGTTTGCGTGGCGCGAAGCTGCACCCGGCTCGATGTTGCGGTGGCGGACAGGGTGATGGTTGCAACGCCATCGGTGCGGAACGCCGGGTCTTGCGCCGACGCCGCATGTGGCAGCAGCAGCAGCAAAGCTGCCGCCGCCAGAAATGTACGGATCATCGCGTGGTGTACCCCGGCCCCGACTGTGCCGGCCGCACGTCGCGTTGCTGCCGTTCAAGCTGTTCCTTCTCGCGCTTATGGCGGGCGTCCAGCGCATCGCGCTCGCGCTTCGCCGCCGCTTCCGGGGTTTCCGGCGGCTGCGCCGTCACCGGGTTGTATTCACCGCGTGCCATCGCATCCAGTTCCTCCTGGGTTGGCGTCGGCGGCGGCGGCGGCTCCTGGTGTGGTGTCGGCTGCTCGCCCTCGCGTGGTGTCGGGCTCGGTCGTGGTTGCGGCGGCTGAGTCGGCTGTTGTTCCGGTGTCGGGTTCGAGGTCTGTGCCATGTTTAACTCTCCACGATGTAGTTTGGCCCGCCCTTGTAGACGGCGACGGCAAACTCCCGCCGCGCCGCCTGCGCAACCGGCCACTGCCGGCTGCCCGAGCGTATCTTCAGGAACGCGACGGCCCGCAGCATGTCGCTCGGCTGGTTCAGCACGACGGCCGCGCCGGCCACGCACGGCACCACGATTTCGGTGCCGTCCGCCCGGAACAGGTCGTTGTAGCCGTTGCCATCGCTCGAAATCTGGAACGACAAATTGGCGCCGCTCCAGGCGGCCGGCATGGTCAGCCGGACAATCTCCCCCGCGGTGCAGTCAATGCCCGAAGAGAGAGATTGCCCGGCCTCAATGACCGGGCCGTTGAGCACGATCAGCGGCATCTACCAAGTAACCCCGGCGATGTACTGCACCATGCCGGTGCGGCGCATGGCCCAGGTCGTCGGCAGGATGAGCCGCAATGCCAACTGGTTCGTCTGGTACATGCTCTCAACCGGCGCCGCGACGACGTTCGGTGTGCCCGTCGTGCTGATGTTCGCGGGCGCCGTGTCCTCGATGTGTAAGGTCGCTTCCTCGCTCACCATGAACTCGGGCGTGCCCATGACGCTGACAAAATCGGCGGCATCGATCATGTACACCGTGCCGGCCGGCACCACCGTCGACTCGATAATCGTCAGCCGGTTGGTGAACTGCTCGGTCCAGTTAAAGCCGGTGTTACCCGGCCCAGGCGTCATCATCAGCCCCAGCGCCTGCGCCGGGTTGATCAGCATCACCAGGCGCTCGCCGGCATTGACGTTGTAGAATGGCGCCGTCAACGCGCGCAGGTCGCCCAGAATGGCCGCGTAGCCGCCGCCCGCCGTCGCGGTGATCGCCGAGACGCCGTTGATCAATCCCGCCGGCCGGGTGCTGCCGCTGCCGCCGCCGGCCACGTTGTCGATCAAGAGCGTGTCGAGCATCAGCCCGGTACGCCGGATGATCGCATCGCGCACCAAGCCCTCCAGCGACGGGTTGCTGTAGGTCGCGATCTCCCGGCTGTAGCGGGTGATAACGCCAACCTTGTGTGGATAGAGGCTAATCGTCGTGAAGCCCATGCGGCGAACCGGAATGGGCTGCGCCTCGGCAACGAACGACCCCGCGATATTCGGCGTCGCGGCCTCGCTCGGTATTTTGATGATCCCGGCATCCGGCCCGAATTGCAGCGAGGTGCCCTGCGCTGCAAGGCTCGGCAGGATGCGGCGCGCTGTGTTCGGTTGCAGCATCGCTTGCGTTGCGGTCTGCACCAGTTCCGCCGCCCACGTCGCCAACGTCGTCGAGGCGCCCGCTACCGCCGCGCGGGTGATGACGCTGGTTGCCTCATCGTCGGGATAGCGCTCGGCGAGAATGTCCTCGACCGCGCGGTGCTGGATGTACGCCCGCAGCATCGCCGCGCCCGCCCGCCAGAAGTATTCCTGCGGCTCGATCTCGCGCTGCTGAACGCCGAGCGGCCGTCGGATGACGGCCGGTGCCCGGATCTCCGATTGCTGCGCCACGGTGCGCGCCGCCAGCGACCTCTCGGTGCGCTCCAGCGAGGCCAACCGCTCCGTCACCGCCTCGATGGTGTCTTGCAGCAGTTGCGCCTGCTCCACGTCGTGGTCGGCGTCCTTGGTGTGCTCGGTAAGCTCGTCGCGTGCCGCGTTGAGCCGGGTCTGTGCGTCCTGAATTTGTTGCCCGATGTTCATGGGGGTTCCCCGCGCTGCGGGTTTCATCACGGCATGCCCGCCGCTTTTCACCACTCCCGGCCTTGTTGCGGCATGCTCGCCGAAGGCCAGGTTCATGGTGTCGTCGCTGATGTTTAGCGATTTCGCGATTTGCAGCGCCGCCGGGTTGGCCGGCACGCTGACGATGCTGGTTTCGAGTAATTCCTGCCGGGTGTAGCGGGTGCCCGCCATCGGCCGCTTTGGGTCGATCGGCTCAGACTCAATGCCGCGGAACCCGACGCTGGTCGCCCGCAGGATGTCCTGCTCGATGAGGCTGTTGATCTCGTCGGCACGCTGGCTGGTGCCCTCGGCCGCCGGCACAAAATCCGCCACCAGGCGATTGTCCTCAACGCGAATGTTCTTCCAGCGCCCAATCGGCTGGTTCGGCGAGTGATTGAACAGCGCAATCGGGTTCGCCCGAAAGCTATCGAGCAACCACCCATCCGGTTCGATGATGTCGCCGAAGCGGTCAACGGTGGCATCGCTCAGCACATAGCTAAGCTGCCCGTCCACCTTGCCGGCGGCGGTTTTGCGTACCAGGGTCATAGTGTTTCCCGGCAGGCCGTCAGGCGACCATTGCCATGATATCGAGCGCGGTCTGCCGCGACCGCTTCGCCAGTTCCAGCGCGATCAGCATCGCCACCGCGCCGTCAACCCGCACGATGCCGCGCTTGTTGCCGCGCTCCTTGTCGACCTTATGGTTGCCGGCCGGGTCGGTAACGATGATCGCGCTCGCTACCGATGAGGTCAGCACTGGATGCCCGGCGTGCCGCAGCCGCCCGGTCAGCGCCAATTCGGCAAACCATTCGACCGCCGGCCCCATGTCCTTGAAGCCCTGCCCAAACGGCTCCAACGGCGCCGGAAAATTGGCGTCCACGTCGTCGAGGTCGGTCTTGAAGTCGTCGATCCGCCAGCGATCGTAGCCGAGCACCTGAATTTCAAACTCGCGGCTCAGCTCCACGAGTTGCCGCGCGACATAGCCGAAGCGCACCGTCGCGCCGGGCACGGCGGTCATAAACCCCTGCCCGATCCATTCCCGGAACCGCTCCCGCTCGACCGGCTTGCGTCCCGCTAGTTGCCCTTCCGGGGTCCAGAAAAACGGCAGGAGATCGAAGCTCGGCTCGGGGTCGTCGTCCGGGAATGCCAGCACCAGCGCGGTTAAGTCGTGCTTGCCCGACAGGTCGAGGCCGGCATAGCACTTCCGTCCCCGCAACCGCTCGCGGTCGAACGGCACCTCTCCGGTTTTCCAGACCGCATGGGACACCAGTCGGTCCTCTTCCCGCGAATCGATCCGCTGGTTGAGCCGCAGGTTGCGAAAGGACGATTCGAAGGCCGGGATCAGCCGCGCCCGCTCGGCGGCCTCCCGCATCTCCCGCAGCGACAGGTATTTGCCCAGCGCCGGGTTGCAGGCGAGCCACGTCGTCTCCGCGAACGGGTCGGCATCTTCCGGCGCCGCCAGGAGCTCGACATAGGTCGAGCCGCCGGGGTCGCCGAGGCCGCGGTCGATCAACTCCGACAGCGGGTGGTCGTCTTCCGGCGCCTGGGTCGAGATGATGATGCCGAGGCCCTCGCGCCGCTTGCCCAGCCCGTTGATCAGATTATCCAGCAGCACGCGGTCGCGCGCCTGGGCTAGTTCGTCGTAGGCAAAGAGCGACGGCGAGATGCCGTGCGCCCGGCGTGCGTCGGCCGACAAGGCTTCGTAGGTCGATCCCGTTTCGAAGTCCTCAATTCGCTTGTGAAACCGCTGAATATTCACCCGCGCCCCAAACTCCGGGATCTCTGCAATGATCGCGTCCATCTCGGCGAAGATGAGCCCGGCCTGCTGCCGGTCGATCGCCGCGGAATAAACCTCGCCCCGCGGTTCCGCTTCGGGCCCCAGGAGGTGCGCCAAACACAACCCCGCAATGAGCCCCGTCTTGCCGTTGCCCTTGGGTTCGCTCTTGATCGCGAGACGTCGCCGACGCATCCCGTTCGGGTCGAGATTCCCGTAAATCTCGTAAACAAACCGCCGTTGTTCCGGCAGCAACCGCATTTTCCGCCCGGCGAACGGGCCTTTCGTCACCGGCAAGTACTGCAAAAACCGTTCAACCCGCTGCGGTCGGGAGAGCCCGCTTCGTTGCCACGGCAGCGCCAATTTTCGCGGCCGCGCGGCCAGTTCCTCGGTAGCCTCGCGTCGCTTACCCGCGCCTAAGCCGCGCAATCCCATTCTGGACCCGGTGACGGTTGGTGACTAAAATCGGCGTCGCAGCCTTAAATTAATTCTGCGCGCGAC